CTTGACCCCAAGGTGCAGCAGATGAGCAGGGAGGAAGTAATCTCGGCTACGATCCAATGCGAAAACTCAGGACTTAGGGCAGTGCCGGTATTCTCTAAAAGATTGGTCAGCGGATACTTAACGGATATTGTGATTGATTTGCAATGTCTACCTAAGCGTAATATTTTTGATGGGAAGTTTTAATATGAAACATAAACACGCAGAATTAATCAAGGCATGGGCTGATGGTGCTGAAATTGAATGTTATGTAGAAGACTTAGATATATGGATTTTTACTGAAGAACCATCTTGGAATTTAGAATTGAAATACAGAATAAAACCAGAACCTAAGCCAGATATTGTTAGATATTTTTATTTGCATTCAGAACATTCATTTGCTAATACAACAACTGTTCATAATACAAATGTAAAAGTAGTGTTTGATGGCGATTCGTGCAAAATTAAATCAGCAGAGGTAATTAAATGAATTCTAAAAAAGCAAAAGCACTCAGAAAATCATTAAGAGAAAACAACATTGACGTTTCTGATCAAACTTATGAGACAGATGTAAGGCGAGTTGGCAAACAAACTCAACTTAAAAAAGAATCAGGTCGATCAATGTATCAAATGCTAAAGAAGACAATGTATGAGTACGGACAAAAGAATATTCGTTCTCAGCCACTCTGAGGCAAGGCAAAGGGCTAAAGAGTTTGTTTCAGTAGCTCCCGAGGGTTGGGTTGTAGAGTGCAAGCCTATGACCCGATCTTTGGAGCAAAATAGCAAACTTTGGGCATCTTTGGCAGACATTGCTAAACAAGTAGTCTGGCATGGAAGGAAACTAAGCGCAGAGGATTGGAAACACATCTTTTCGTCTGCGATTAAAAAACAAGAGGTTGTACCAAACATTGATGGAACTGGGTTTGTGGTTTTAGGTCAATCAACTTCTAAAATGAACAAAAGCGAGATGAGCGAACTGTTGGAGTTGATCATGGCTTTTGGTGCTGAACATAACGTAAAATTTGAGGATGATTATGCCGAGGCAGAAAAGTGAGATTACAGGATCAAAAGTAAACATTGGTTTGAGAATGACTGAAAATCAGCGAGATATGTTTAAGGCACTTGGGGGAATCCAATGGTTGAGAAACTATTTGGATAGGCAGATCAGATCAGAGGAAATACAACTTGGAATAAATAAGGAAGACAGAATATGACTAAAGAAGCAATAAAACAAGCGCTTGAAGTTTTTGGAGGATGTAATTGGCACGATGAAATCGTTAGTGGTGACTGGGCAGATAAAGCTCAAAGTGCTATTAAAGCCCTAGAAGAAGCACTAAAGCAAGAGCAGGGTGAACCTGTGGCGTGGGAATATGAAGAATATCGCCATGCAATTCACGGACAAATGGAATGGTTTCCTGAAGTAGCTTTTGTGCAACCCCCTAACGAACCAACTTTATTTAGAAAAATAAAGCCTCTCTACACCACACCACAACAACGCAAGCCTTTGACGGATGAGCAGATTGAAGAAATCTTTTCCATCACAAAAGGTTTGGATTTCTACTTGAACTTTGCCAGAGCAATCGAATCCGCACACGGCATTAAGGAGTAACACATGAAAGACAGTACACCATACCGTTTGGTTAAAGTTCCAATCTACGAGCCTTTAAACCATATCGATATTTATGAACACACGCCTGCGGATTTTTACAAATATGGTCAATACCCACGTTTTATACGTCCAATAAGACCTCCATATATAAAGTATGAAATTTGTAAAGAACGTATTAAGGAGTAACACATGACACCAAAATTCCTACAACTACTTGAAACGTGTATTACTGACGGAGTAGTGCTTGGTCATACAAGAGCGTACAAGCATAACGATGCCCCTAGTAAAGCAGATATTAATCAATCAATCGTGAATGAAGTGCTTAACGAAATACATGAGTGGTTTGATTTTGAGGAGACAAAGGAGAAAAACACATGACTAAAGAAGTAATGCAACAAGCAATGCTAGACGAAATTGAACTTGTGCTCACTGACCCTCAAAGCAAACTATCTAATGGGGCGCAATACGCCTTGCGATACGTTTATCAGCAAATCCAAGCTATTACAGAGGCAGAGAAGCAAGAGCAGGGTGAGCCTTGGGGTACTTACATGGGGCATCGCCTAACACCCGAAGGAACAAAAGAATTTTGGGGTTTTGCTAACGCACCTTTAACAGAGGGGACAAAACTCTACGCCAAACCACAAACTAAAGAATGGGTAGGGTTAACTACCGAAGAACAATCTGAAATTTACAATATAAATTACAACAAATATGCAGTTCATTTGGATTTTGCAGACTTTCTTATGATTTATACCGCAATAGATGCTAAATTAAAGGGAAAAAATGCCTAAAGTACCTCCTTACGACACCGGCAAGATAAAGATTGGTTGCAGATACGACCCGCCACTAAGGGATCAATACAACCCAGATCAAGACTGGATACAGGAATGGCTACTAGGAATTGAGAAAGATTGGTTTGACCAAATTGAAAACTTGATTGAATACGCAATTTATATTGTTTTAATTTATTGTGTTCTATCTTTGCTTGGAAGACCCTAAAATGACACCTGGGAGGTTAACAAGGCACTCCAGGATGTTGTACTTAGGGAATTTTCCTTGTTTCTGCCCTAACTTGCTGAACAACCAAATGGACTCCCAAAATGTCTAAATGCAAGATTTGTAGGGCAGAATTCACAAAACGGAGCATTACCCACAAGGTTTGCTCTGATTCATGTGCCGTAGAACTGCTTAGAAAGACCCGAGAGGAGGCTAAATTAAAGGCCGATAGAACTGAGAGGGTTGAGACAAAAAAAGCCTTGGAGAAGCTAAAAACCAGGTCAGACTGGCTAAAAGATGCTCAAGTTGTATTTAACCAATACATTAGGGAGCGAGACAAGCTAGAACCATGTATCTCCTGTTCCAGACACCATCAAGGGCAGTATCACGCAGGGCACTATTTAAGTACTGGAGCAAGACCAAATCTACGCTTTGTAGAAAATAACGTCCATAAGCAATGTCAACCATGTAATACTCACCTTTCTGGTAATTTAATCAATTATCGGATCAATCTGATTCAAAAGATAGGTGTTGAGGCCGTAGTTCAGCTAGAAACCGACTTTGAACCTAAAAAATACACAATTGACAATCTTAAAGAAATTATCAAAATTTATAGAAACAAGGTTAAAATGTTGAAATCCGAGTTTCATTGACAAATTTTGAGATTTTGTGATAATTCGGTAATCTGATCAGAAAAATCCTTAAGGAGTATTGAAAATGGGTAAAAGAATGACTTATGAGTCGGACGCAGAAAAGAATAAAGAAGGTAAATCAGGTTTAAAAGACCCTGGTCACCTACAGACCGCAGCAGATTACGCATCTGAGTGCAGAGAAGGCGCAAAACCAATGATGCGTCCTCCATTAGGCCCAAAGAAAGAGCCAAACTTGACCAACGGAGTTCCAATGCTCCCACAAAAGAATATTAGTTCTGGTAACAAGTAATGGCTACAAAAGTCGCTAAAAAGGTTGAGGTTCTTTCCATGCCGAGCCGAGATATGGCTCAAGAAAAGAAATGGCAAGCAGAATCTGACCTTAGAACGCTTCAGCAAGCAAGAGAAATAGAGGCAAGTCGGTCAAGAATGTCTGCTGCAAAGCGGATCGCTGACGAGCAGATGAAGGCTCTTTCTAAGATTAAATTGAAAAAATAGGGGTAGATTATGAGTAATTATTTAGGTGTAATGGTCAACGATCCAATATTTGATACTGTTTTTGCTAATCAACAAATTGGTTATTCTTTAGCTGCTGAGAGTACCGCAACTCAAGCAACAAGCAAGGCAACCGCAGTTACTTGTAATTTTTCCAATGGTCAAATTACGATGAACAACGCAGCTTTAGCAGCAAGTGCAGTTGTTACTTTTACTCTAAATAATTCTTTGATCAGCCCAAGGGATGTATTGATTGTTAACGTAAGTGGGGGAACTGCAACGGCAGGAACTTATGTATCTTTTGTGGCTTCAATGAGCAACGGAAGTGCAACTATTGGCTTACAAAACATATCAGGTGGTTCATTGTCTGAGGCAGTAAAGCTCAACTACGCAATCATCCACGGTCAATAAAATGCTTAAAAAATCAGCATCTAAGAAGGCCTTTAAAGAAAACGTGAAAACGGAAATCAAAGAAGGCCGTCCAGTTAAGCAAGCCGTAGCAATTGCCTATTCTGAAAAGCGTGAAGCTGAAAAGAAAAAAAAGAAAAAGTGAGCAGGGCAAACGTCACTATTGACATAGATGACGAAACTCAAGAGGTAAACATCACTTTAATCGGTGATGGCTACGCTTTAGTCATTGCTCATGACTGGCTTATAGTTTTAAAGCAGTTTGGATTAGAAGTAACAATAGATCAACAACCTCAGACGATAAACTAAAATGCCCTCCTTGCAAGACTTATTAGATGCAGATAAGCCTTATTTTGGTAATCCAAACATTGCCAAGCAGGGACAAAAAAGCACAAAATTAGCTCAATTGAGGGATGTAAACACTTTACCAGACCCTAAAACATACGCATTTATTAAAGGATTAACTGGGACTGCTCCCGATGAAATGGGATTTAGCGTATTACATCCAGACGCTGCAAACATTAAAAATTCAGGTGAAGCTGGGTATGCTTTAAGTATCTTATCTCAACTTTTACCTGCATTAAAAACACCTGAATTATCAACAAATTTATCTAAAGGCTTATATGAATCAGCACAAGAAGGGCCATTCCTCAGAGTCCGCAAAGCAGGCAATCAAGGAAGCGGAGCATTTTCTAAAGGAATTAGAGAAGAAAATTGGCCCATTGAAGGAAGTACCCCAGGATCATTTGGATACCAAATTCCATCACGAATATCGGATGAAGAGATCAAAGCTAAAGTAAAAAGTCCAGATAATTTAGCCAAACAAATAGCTAATAATTATTCTATCAAGACAATTGGCAAACCTTATGTATTGCCTGAAATGGACGAAAGTTCTTTAAAGAAACAATCTGCAATTGGTCGCACGTTTATGCACGCTGCAACTGAAGACCCAGAATACAAAAAAGCAATATTTGAGGCATATAAAAAGCAAATGCCTGATTTAATTGAGCAACATAATATTCAAAATTATGATGATTTAGTAAATAAATCATACAAACAATTGGCAAAAGAAACTGAAGATCAGTTTAAAGAAATGCCTGTAAACATGAGTTATCACAGAAATGGCGAAGGAAATTACAAATCTAGTGATGAAATGCTTAAAGACGTACATGGAAATAATCATCTTTATGTATATCAAGGTGGCGATCCCCACGACTTTTTAAATGCAATTGATCCTGAGACTGGATTAAATACAAACGAAAAATTTAGAGCAATTCACGACTATTTTGGCCATGCAGTTCATGGTAATTCATTTGGGCCAAAAGGTGAGGAAATGGCTTGGGGCGCACATTCTCAAATGTTTTCACCTCTTGCAAAATTAGCAATGACTGCGGAAACTAGAGGACAAAATAGCGTTGTAAATTACAGTCCATTAAATGCAGAATTAAAGAAAAACATTAATTTAATGGATAAGGCCATAGCAAACACTAAAGATCCAGAATTAATTAAGGAAGCTCAAGCGAAAAAAGATAAATTATGGGAGGAGTTTCAATTTGCTCCACAAAAATCCGTAATACTTCCTCCAGAATTTGCAGATCCTCAATATAAAGGTGGGATGCCTGAGTACATTCAAAAATTAATTAAACCTTCTCCAGAAACTGCAAGTTCTGCATTTTTAACTCATTTTAGTAATGAACCAAATTTAACTTATACAGATCCAACAAAATATGGAACTGGAATAGCAGGTCAAGAGGCAGATAGATTAAAAAATTATTCAGGTGCAGTTAAAGACAGAACATATTACTATACCGGTAATCCAGAAGACGTAAAACCTGAGCCTGGACTTGGTGCTTACAAATATGTAACTCAATCAAACAATTTATATGACATTTCAAAAGATCCATTAAATTTAAGAACTTTAGCCCAAGAAGCCAATAGAAATCCCTGGAGATCAAATGTTAATGCAGGTCAAACTTACAATGTAGAAAGTGATCTTGAAAGATTAATAAAAGAACATGGATACGAAGGTTATATGACTTCAGATGTAACCTCTCCATCGGCAGCATTGTTTTACAAAATGCCGGTTACTAGATACGATAATGCTTTACAAAATATAAATTCTGACGTACATTCACCAACTTATTTAGAAGATCTGCATACAATGCTTGGCTTAAAGTCAAAAGATTTCGATATTTCAGATGTATACTCACCAACCTATTTAGGTGACTTACATTCGTTTTTATCAACTCAAAAACAACCATGAACCCACTAAAAATCACGTTCTCTGATCTATCAACTCAAGAAACAGATATCATCTTTGCAGGACTAGGAAGTCTCCCAATGGCACAAGTCGAGCAACTGGTGAACAAACTCAGACAACAAGTAGCAATCCAGGTCAGCCAATACCAGGCAAAGATTCAAAAGGAAAGCGAACAAACGGACGGAAACCCAGTCCAGTAAAGATTTTGGGACGGTAATACGGGTTAGCGCCGTAAATCACGAAGAATTGATGCACAAAAAGAACGCTGCTTTATGCGAACCGTCCCAAATTCAACACAGTAAACAAATAGTTTGCAATACGTCAATTTAAGCATACAATTGGCAACCATGAAGAAAACAGTTAAATCACAACCCCAAAAATTAGGCAGACCTACTCTTTANAAAGAGCAATATGCNCAAGAACTCATAGATTACTTTAATCAACCGGCATACTCGGAGAAAACAATTATTCTCCCCAACGGAGTAGAACGGACTGAAAGATTATCTAATCTATTCCCCACACTAACCCGATTTGCAGCCAGTAGAGGGGTCACAAGAGACACTTTACATGAGTGGGCTAACGCAAAAGATGAGAACGAAAGACTTAAACATCCTGAGTTTTCCGACGCGTATAAAGTTGCAAGGCAATTACAAGAGTCTGTTTTAGTCGAAGGTGCGACTGCGGGAGTGTTTAACGCACAGTTTTCAATCTTTACCGCAAAGAACATCTTAGGATGGCGGGACAAGACCGAACAAGAAATTACCGGAGCATCTGGTGGCCCACTTCTTATGCAAGTAGCTACAGACAATGACGCTTAAGTACACCGAGAAACAACTAGAGGCAATGAAGTTGATGAGTGGGGATGCCACTTACATCATGCTTTTTGGTGGATCACGTTCAGGAAAGACTTTTACGATTGTTCGGCAGATTGTTACCAGGGCAATCAAGGCAGGAGGGTCAAGGCACACAATCCTACGTTTCAGGTTCAATCACGTTGTCAACTCGGTGGTGTACGACACTTTTCCAAAAGTGATGAAGATCTGTTATCCAACGGTCAACTACAAGCTAGACAAGACACACTGGTTTGCCAAGTTTGACAATGGAAGCGAGATTTGGTTCGGTGGACTGGATGACAAGGAAAGGACGGAGAAGATTCTTGGAATGGAGTTTTCAACGATCTACTTGAACGAATCCAGTCAGATAGCTTGGCCTTCGGTTGGTATTGCAATGACCAGGTTAGCGCAGAAGGTCAATCAACAGATTATTGTTGACAAGAAGATCGAGATGAAACCGCTAAGACCGAGGATGTTCTTTGACTGCAACCCGCCCGATAAGAACCACTGGACTTATAAGTTGTTTGTTCAAAGAAGAGACCCAGAGACAGGGATTAATTTGTACGACCCAGAGGATTACAAGTATTTCCAGATCAACCCAAAGGACAACCAAGAGAATCTATCCGATGGCTACATTAAGACACTTGAGGGATTATCAGCAAGGCTTAGAAAACGATTTTTAGAGGGAGAGTTCACAGATGCTAACCCTAACCAGTTATTTACAGACCTTTATTTTGACCGGTGGAGAACTCAAGAGGAAGATTTACCCGATTTTGTTAGAGTCGTTGTTGGAATCGACCCTAGTGGAGCAGGAGATACTGACAACGCTGACAATGATGCAATTGGTATTGTTGTAGGTGCTTTGGGAACGGATGGGAACGCATACTTACTGGAAGACTGTACGGTGAAAGCCGGCCCTGCAACTTGGGGTAAGGTGGCAACAAGCGCATTTGATAGACATAACGCAGACATAGTGGTTGGAGAAAATAATTATGGTGGGGCGATGGTTGAAATGGTTATCCAGGCATCACGACCTCGGACTAATTACAAGTCGGTACTTGCCACACGATCAAAGATGGTCAGGGCAGAGCCGTTTGCTCCACTATACGAGCAAGGAAAGATNAGGCATGTAGGAAGGTTNGTAGATTTGGANGAGGAACTTGGAGGATTCAGTACCAATGGTTACAATGGGTCTAAGTCACCAAATCGTGCAGATGCGTGGATTTGGGTGCTAACCGAGCTGTTTCCTGCGATTTTGCGGTCAAAAGTTGAGAAAAAACCGCAAACTTCACCGAAAAAACAGTTTAATTCTAATAATACCCCTGGATATTGGATGTAACTATGGCAACAACCGAAGAAGAAATAGTACGCAGAGCGCAAGACAATTTCAAACATTGTTTAGATTGGGAACAAGCCTCCAGACAAAGATTCAGGGAGGATATGAGNTTTTTGTTTGCTGANTCTGACAATCAAGACCAATGGGAACCGGCAGTAAAGGCCAGACGTAGGCTAAATACTCAGCCGATGATCACTATTAACAAGGTTCACACGCATTGGTTGCACGTTGTTAATAACTTAAAAGAAAATAAACCTAGCGTTTCGGTTCATCCAACCAATGACGAGGCCACTTACGAGGCAGCGGAGATTTTCGAAGGACTGGTACGTCACATTGAATATATATCCAACGCTAAGACTGCCTACGATATGGCAGCGGAACAACAAGTTGGTGGGGGAATAGGATTTTGGACAGTTACGACCGCATACGCAGACGATTCAACCTTTGACCAAGAAATATATATTAGGGAAGTCCCTGATGCTATGTCTGTTTACCTTGATCCTCACATTAAGAAAAGGGACGGTTCAGACGCTAAATTTGGGTTTATCTATGAAGATATGCCAAGGACAGAGTTTGAGAGACGTTTCCCTGGTGAGAATGTGCCAATGGTGGATGCAGGAGGCTCTCAGTCCTGGGTGACTAAAGATGTGGTTCGTTTAGCCACATATTACGAAAAAGAAATTAAAAAAGAATGGCTTTACTCTATACCTCAAGCTGATGGCTCATTGAAGTTTGAGCGTCAATCATCCATGACTAAAGAAGAAGTCAAGATGCTGAACGAGGCTATTAAGATAGGTGCGGATATTGAGCGCAGACGTATTGATAAGCACGTTATCCACAAGTATTTAATCGGTGGGAACAAGGTATTAGAAAAAGGAATCTGGGCAGGAAAGTACATTCCAATCGTCCGAGTACCAGGCGAGGAAATGCAGATTGATGGCAAATTAGACCGTAAGGGTTTGGTTCGTTATATGAAGGATGCACAAAGATCGTATAACTACAATGCCTCCGCTGCACTTGAATACGGTGCTCTACAGTCAAAAACTCCTTACCTTGCGCCAGTTGAAGCTATTGAAGGATTAGAGAATTACTGGGCAACTGCCAACACCGAGAACCATGCTTATTTAGCATATAACCATGCGGATGAGAACGGAAACCCAATCCCAAGACCAGAGAGAGCGCAAGCTCCTATGTCTGCTCCTGTTTACATGGAAGGTATGCAGACTGCTGAAAATGAGATGATGATGACTTCGGGCCAATACCAACAAAGTTTTGGTGCTGAAGGACAGGAACTCTCAGGGGTAGCAATTGACAAGCGCAAATATCAGGGAGAAAGGGTTACTTACCACTTCCAAGATATGCAAAACATGGCGATTCAGTTCACAGGCAAGATTCTGATTGACCTAATCCCACACATTTACGACACAAAGAGAATTGTTCGTATTTTGGGTGAAGACGGTGAAGAACAACAGATTATGATCGACCCTAATCTGAAGGAAGCCTTTAAACAACAAGAGGACAAAGACGAGGCCAAAGTCTCCACTATCTTCAACCCCTCGGTTGGTTCTTATGACGTAGTCGCTGAATCTGGATCTAATTACGATACAAGAAGACAAGAGGCTTTCTCTGCAATGTCTCAAATGATTGCTCAACAACCTCAGTTAGCTCAGGTTATCGGTGATCTTTACATGGGATCGGCAGACTTCCCTAACGCTGACAAACTTCAGGAACGGATGAGGAACTGGATACCTCCTGCAATTTTAGGAACTGGCCCGAGCGAGACAGAACAAGCATTGACTGCTCAACTACAACAGGCTCAACAAGTTATTGCTGCGCTGACTCAGCAAGTACAAGATAAATCCATTGATCAGAAGATGGAGAAACAACGCTTGGATATGGACGCATTGAATCATTTAGCGATTCGTCTAGAGAAAGAGCGTGACAGTTTAATTAGTGCGTTCAAGGCCGAAACTGAAAGGTTGAAAGCATTAATTACGGATGTGAACCCTGTGCAGATGGGTGAAATCACAAGCAAGATGGTGAGCGAGATAGAAGGCGCTGACAATCCTGCTAAAGACTTCAATCCTGACCGCATAGACCCCTCACAGTATTTGCAAGCAGAAATCCCAACTATCACAGGATAAAAATGGAAACAACAACCGTTGACCAACCAGTAAACGAAGGAACTATTCAACAAGCTGACGCAACCAATGCCAATCAGCAAACTCCAGAGGCGAAAGCTCCTGAAGCCAAAGACAACTCCTATCACGATCTACCCGAGTGGGCTAGAAAACGGATGGGTGAACTTGCAGCAGCCAAGAACTCGGCAGCCGAACAACTCGCTGCCCTCAAGGCTCAGATTCAAACCCAAGTTCAAGAACCTCAACCAACCTATCAGCAACCTCAGCAAAATGTCGAGGAATTGGCTACTCAGATCGCTAATCAGCGTCTTCAAGAGCAGACTTTCCTTAACAAAATGAATGAGATTGAGAGAAACGCAAAAGAGGAGTTTGGCCAGGATTACGACCGTTCCGTTCAAAATTTACAGTTGGCAGGGGTTGGAGGAAACGACTTTCTCCATGCTTTAGCCGAAGTTCCCAATCCTGAGAAAGTCATTACATATTTGGGTAAGTCTGAGAATGTAAACGAGGCTATCAGGATTGCAGGGCTAAGTCCTATGCAATTAGGGATTGAGTTGACAAAATTATCTAGCAAAGCAGCTAAAGAACTCAGCAAACAAAAGTCTAGTGCCCCTGCTCCAGTTGGTGAAGTTACAGGCGGTTCGTCTGGACGGACTACTGGGGGCGCAGAACCCTCAATCAACGATACCGAGGCTTGGATTGCTTGGAGAAGGCAAACTGCTAGAAAAAAGCGTTGATTAGTTGATAAGTTAAAAAAAACGCATTAGAATCGGGTACAGGCAGAAACTAGCCGTAAATAGTTGTGTTGGGCCGTTAAAGATAGTCTCCATAGGCCAGGGGAAATTAGGAGTTTGTCGCAAGACAGACAATTCATTTCTTTTTGTTCATAAGGAGGTAGTTCAACATGACTACTAATTCACTTCTGACGATAAATATGATCACAAATGAAGCTGTGAGATTATTTACTCAGTCTAATGCGTTTTTACGCACTGTAAGCCGTCAATATGACGATCAGTTTGCTCGTACAGGAGCAAAAATTGGTTCAACTCTGCGTGTTCGTTTACCTAACGATTACACAGTAACAACTGGCCCTGCAATTACTCCTCAAGGTACTAACGAGCAGAACACATCTTTGACTGTGGCAACACAAGCAAACGTGCCTGTTTCTTTCGGTACTGCTGAGAAAACAATGCAATTGGATGACTTCTCTGAGCGTATTCTTGCTCCTGCGGTTAACCGTTTGGCAGCTTACGTTGCAGCAGACTTGATGAACGTAGCATCACAATCAGCCAACATCACACCAAACTTGAGCGGTTCTACCCTCTCTAGTCCAAATGCGACAACATGGTTGACTGCCGGTTCTGCTCTTGATCAAAACTTGTCACCAAGAATGGATCGTAAGATTATTCTTGATCCAGTTACTCAAGCTCGTACAGTTGGCTCTTTAGCCGGTTTGTTCAATCCTCAAGTCAAAATTGCTGAGAACTATGAAACTGGTGTTATCACTAGAGATACTCTCGGATTTGACTGGATGTATGATCAAACTACTCTGGTTCACACAGTAGGTTCGTTCTCTGCCGGTACTGTTAACGGTGCAAGCCAAACAGGTACAACTCTGACAGTTAACGCAATCACAGGTACATTGAACCAAGGTGACATTATCACTATTGCCGGTGTATATGCAATCAACCGTTTGACAGGTAACTCACAAGGTCAACTACGTCAATTCGTTGTTACTGCAAACGTTAACTCTGGTGCTACAAGCATACCAATCTATCCTGCTATTACTCCTGCTCCCGCAGCGTTTAATACAGTAACTGCATCTCCTGCTAACTCAGCAGCGATCAGTTTGGTAATGCCTGCATCATCTAGCTATCGTCAAAACATTGCATACTTCCCAGAGGCTTTCACATTGGCAACTGCTGATTTGGAAATGCCTACTGCCGGTGTTGTGCAAGCTGCACGTGCTCAGTTTGATGGCATCTCCTTACGTATGATTGAGGCTTATGATGTAATGTCTGACTCCTTGATTACTCGTATGGATATTTTGTACGGCTACGCAGCGATTCGTCCTGAGTGGTCATGTATTGTTCCTGACATTGTCTAATGGCAATTGAGCAATACTACAGGGGTAAGTTGGTTACTCCTGTGTACACTTTCGTAGAGTTTCCTAAGTGGGTCACAGACTCACTTGGGAAGCAACATCTTGTTCAGAATCCTGAAGAAGAAGCACAAGTTTTAACCGTTCCAGAGCAAAAAGAAACTAAGAGGGGCAGACCAAAAAATGACTCAACCGCTGCCGACAACTCCCTCTGATCTAATCACTCAAGCGTTAAAAATAGCAAACGTCATTGGTGTTGGTCAGACTCCCAACGCAACCGACATTAATGATTGTTTCAACCAGTTAAACATGATGCTTGCCCAATGGCAACGCAGACGCTACATGGTGTATAACCTGGTAACGACTTCTAAAGTTGCTACAGGACAAATCTCATACACAATCGGAACTGGTGGTGATTTCAACATTACTCGTCCAGTCAAACTAGAATCAGCGTTCTTTAGGATGCAATCTGGTAGTCCTTTGCCTGTTGACTATCCTTTGGAAGTCTTAAGGGCTAATGAGGATTACAACCGCATATCTATTAAGAAATTAAACGCTTTTCCTCAGTATATTTACTACAACACAGGTTACCCACTCGGTACTATTTACGTTTGGCCTGTACCTAATAATCAGTATGAGATATTCCTAACTGTGATGACACAGTTGGAGGCTTTTCAAACGATTACGGATACTGTAACCATGCCTCCAGAGTATCTTTCAGCGATGCAATGGAACTTAGCTCGAATTATCTGTGTTATTTATGGTTTACCGATTACTCCAGAACTCACAGGATATGCAGAGGCATCCATGAGAGCGATTGAGGAAGTCAATTCACAAATTCCACTTCTCCACATGCCTGTAGCACTCAGAGGAAAGTCTGGTGCATACAATATTTATGGAGATTTCTACGTTGGTAGTGCCGGATAATGGGAAAGGCAGCA